GCAGCCCCGCAGCCCTCAGCCTCAGCCGGCTGTGTCTCAGTGCTAGTCGCAGCCCATAGGACAGCCCCGCAGTGTCTCAGCCTTAACGTTGCAGCCCTCAGCCTCAGTGTCTCAGTGTCAGTCTCACAGCCTCAGCCCTCTGTCATAGTTCCAGCCTCAGCCCCAGCCTCAGCCTCAGCCTCAGAGTATCGCAGCCCCGTTATCGGATTCTAGGGGCTGTGACTCAGCCTAACTTCCATGGGGCTGCAATTGGGCTGTCCATAGGTAGGGGCTGTCCAATGGGGCTGTGGTAGTGCAAGGTTTCAGTTAACAGATAGGACTAGGGGCTGCTAGGGGCTGTCCTATGTCCTATGTCCTAGGGGCTGGAATTCATCATTCATGGGCTGCGGGGCTGTCCTAGGGGCTCATGGGCTGTCATAGGACATGGGCTGTCCTATGGGCTGTCATAGGACATGGGCTGCGGGGCTGTCTTAGGACATGGGCTGTCCTAGTCGAGTATGGACATGTCATTACTAGTCATGGCACTATGCCGAAGGAACCGCGCGCGCGGAACATGCGCAGCCGCACAGAGGGGTCCGCGATTCATCGCGCGGGCGATGAGTGAGGTTGGCCTGGCAACTCCAAAAAACCAAAAACAAAAAACCCAAAAAAGAGCTTGCCATTTCTGTAAACACCTGCGATAATAAGGGCATGGAATTGGAAGAGAGGTGCCTGGAGTTAGGGGAGTGGGTAGTGGGAGAGGTACGGGCGCGGGGAAGGGAGTGGTTTAAGGGGAAGGAGGGGGTGATAGGGGCGGTAGGGGTGCTGGTGGGGCTAGCGGTGCGGGCGAGTGGGAAGGGGAAGGAGGGTTTGGGGGAGGGGTTGCGGGCGCTGGTGGAGTGGGGTGAGGGGAGGGCGGAGAAGGGGGAGGCGTGGGTAGATGTAGAGCGGGCGCGTGGGAAGTTGAGGGCGGCGAAGAACGAGCTAGACGATTTAGAGAGTGAGTATTGGGACTTGGTGATGCTGGTGCAGGGGGCGGAGATGCGGCTGGTGGGGGGAGTGTGGGAGGAGGAGGTATGAGTGGGCGCCCGCTGCGGAGCGCGGTATCGCTGTTCAGCGGGGCTGGGGGGATGGACGTAGGGTTCGAGTGGGCTGGGTTTAAGGTTGTGTGGGCGAACGACATAAATGAGGAGGCATGCAGGACCTATGAGCGGAACCACGGGGGGATGGTGGAATGCGGCCCGTTAGAGGGGTTGATGGGGGAGGTGAAGCAGCATGAAGGGGTTGACTTGGTGTTTGGTGGTCCGCCGTGCCAAGGGTTTTCGGTAGCGGGGAAAATGGACTTGGCAGATGGGCGGAGCCAACTGGTATGGCGGTACTTGGATGCGGTCGAAGCGATACGGCCGGGTGCGTTTGTGATGGAGAACGTTAAGGCGCTGGCAACGTTGGGCAAGTTTGAGTGGGTGCGGCAGGGCATGTTTCAGCGGTGTGCGGAGCTGGGGTATGGGGTTGCGCTGGTGGTATTGAACGCGGCGGAGTATGGTGTACCGCAATCCAGGGAGCGCATGTTTATGATCGGGGTGCGGGGCAAGCGGAACATGGCCTTGGCGCCCAGGCTATTTGAGAGGTACAAAGAGCGCCCGAAGGCAGTTCGGCAAATTTTGAAGGAGCTTGGGCCTGCGGGGTGTCTGGGGAACACGAGGGTGTGCCGGGCCAAAATTACGCTGGCGGCTAAGCCGGTATTGCGCAAGTCGCCCTATGCCGGGATGCTGTTCAACGGGCGGGGTCGGCCGCTCAATCCGGATGGGTTTTCCGCTACCCTGCACGCCTCAATGGGCGGGAACAACACGCCGATTGTAGATGAGGAGCAGGTTTATCACGACAAGCCAGGTTGGGTGGTGGGGTACCATGCGCACCTAATGCGTGGCGGCGAGCCGCTGCCGCCGTGGGGCGCTCCGCCTTTTATGAGGCGGCTAACCGTCGATGAAGCCATTCGATTGCAAACTTTCCCGGCGGGGTACGACTTTTTCGGTAGCCAGAGCCAGGTGTTCCGGCAAATTGGTAACGCCGTGCCGTGCCGGCTGGCTTATGCAGTAGGGCAGGTGGTTCAGGACATCATGAGCGATGGGTTTGAGGATTTGGCCATGGGCGTAAAGGTCGAGGGGGGTGGGGCATGAACGCGGCGGTTACGCGGCAGTGGGAGCGGTTAGGTGTGGTGGAGCAAGCGCAAGGTGGCCTGGTACGGGAAGCGGTAGGGAACACGCTGGCGCTGCGGTGGGCGGCGTGGGTCGCGGGCGGGGAGGAGGGCGCGCTGGCGGCAGATGGGCTCGCGGGCAAGCTGGCGGCGAAGTGTGGGGGGTATCGGGAAGCGCTGGCGGCGGCGGGCGGGGTGCTGGACTGGGGTGAAGCGGCTGAGGCAGCGGTGCAGTGGGCGAAGGTGGTAGGGCTAAGCCCTGGGGTGCAAGCGGTGGTTAACGCAGTGGGGCAAGGGCGCCTGGAGGAAGCGGCGACGCTGCTGCATTGGGTATGCGTGCTGGCGGAGCGTTCGGGGGTAGCGGTAGGGCTGGGCAGTTCGGCGCTGTATGCGGTAGGGCTGCTGCTGGCCGGGCATGCGGGCTTGCGGGCGGCGGTAGCGAGGCAGGTGGGCTATGGGCAGTAATAATAGGTTGCGGGAGCGGGTATGGAGCCTGGCGGAAGCGGCGCGGGTGCTACGGGTGCGCACGAGCAAGGTGCGGCAATGGGTGCGGCTGGGCGAGGTTAAGCTGACGGCTGGCGGGCTGTTGGATTTGCAAGGGCTGTTTAAGCTGTGGTGCGTAGCGGCGCTGGTGCATGCGGGGGTGGGGGCGGCGCGGGCATTTAGGATGTTGCGCAACGAGTTTGCAGAGCGCTGCCCTACGGAGGCGGCTGGTAGTCACATTGTAGGGTTTGTGTACAGCCAGCTTGGGCGTGAGCTCAAGTCGGGGTTAGGGGAAGCCGTGCTGCAACCGTTCCAGGATTGGGAAGAGGTTGGGTGGGCGCAACGGTATGCGACGGTTGGGGTGGTGGTGCCCGTACGCACGCTGGCGCAAATGCTGCTGGCGGAATTGGGCAAGTTTGAGGGTAGGGAGTAGGGTTGGCGATGGGTAAAAGCGAAATGTTGGAGGTAAACAGACTGTTCGAAAACTGCGCGATATTGGGTCGCCAGATGCTGAGTCTGATCCGGAGCAGTGGCTACACATGGCTCACGGTAACCCTGCACCTCACGCACCCGAAGGACGGTGGCGATCACGATCCCAGTGAGAACTGCTCGTGCCGCCCTATCCGCTACGAGTGGGTTGACCCTACTAAGGATAGCCTTGCTACCCATGTGGTCTACTTTCACCTCCATAGGATCTACTGTGGTGCGTGGTGGTGGGAAAACATGCGCGCGGTGAGCTTGCCTGCCTCGGCGCCTGCGCCTGCGCAGGAGTGTGAATATGAAGCGCATGGATGCTGGCGATATTGAAGCGTTGGTGGCGGCAGTGCCGGCTGAGCAGCAAGGCATAGTGCGAGAGCAATTGCCATGGGTGCTGGGTGCGCTGGAAGCCGGCGATTACCGCAAAGCAGTGAGCTACGTGGTGCTGATGTGCCTGCTGGTTCAGGACGTTACGGGCACCGGGGTAAAAGCCCCAGAGGTAACGGCGCTGCTGGGCGCGCTGGTGCGGCAGTATCCGAAGTTCCGGGATGCGCTACAGCTATTTTGGGACCGTTTGTATGAGTACGTGCATGGCGAGGGTGGGCAGGATGCGTAAGCGGCGGGTGTTGGCTAGCGGGGGTGGAGCTGTGGTGCAAGTGCGTTGCATACGCTGCGGGCACGTGTGGCTTCCACGGCATCCGGGGCGGCCCAACAAGTGCCCACGGTGCCAAAAACCAGACTGGGATGGCAAAATTTTGGACGGTCCGCCGGCACGCCCGGTTAGGGGCAAAGTGGGTTTGGTGCAGGTGATTTTGACTTTGGACGCGCTTGGCGACGCGATATTGGAGTTGGCACGGCACGTAGCCAACATGGAAACGCTGCTACAGCGCCTGGTGGCAAGCAGTAAGCATTCCGATGGCGAGCCAACAGCGCTGGGCCGTGGGAGGTAAGCAACATGTACTGTTCGAGGTGCGGAGAAGACGGATGGCCTACGGTGCCGTGCAGTTGCTGCGGCAAACCCATGTGCGAATGCTGCGAAACTCGGGAGTTCGTCGAAAGCGGCATGTGCCCGGCTTGCCAGCGCTCGGCACTTGCTGCCGGCAGTGGCACAAAAGCGGAGGTGCATCATGGTCAAAGTGAGTGAACTAGCGCCGGCGGTGAACTTGGCGCTAAGCTGCGCTGGGCGTAGCGGCATTGTGTGGCTGCTAGGCCCCGGGCCGGCGGTGCGCGCGTTTGCGGATGGTGTCGGGGTAACAGCGGAGCCGGCCGTGGAATCCAGCGAATCCACGCAGCTCTGGCGCGGCATAGACGGTCGGCGGTTAGCCGGCTGGCTGGAGCGCTTGCCGGGCAGTGATTTGGTTGACTTGCGGTTCGGGGAGCGCTGGCTGGAATGCCGCTGCGGCAAATCGCGTGTGCGCTTGGCCTACGGCGGCCCGGAAGGCGGCTGGCTGCTACCGCAGTCCCCAGGGGGCATATCCGAGCAAGTCCTTAAGGTCCCGGCGGAGGAACTGCGCCTGGCAGCGAACCTGCTGCTGGGGGTATTCCCGGCCAAGCCCGGCTACCATGCTCCAGCCGCAGCACTTATGGAAGTAAGCACTGGCGGCGCCGTGCGGTTCCATGCCACCGATGGGCATCGGCTGGCGCACCTAGCGCTAGGGCAATGGGATGCCGATGACCCCACGGGCCCCGGAGTGGTGGTAGGCAAGGGCTGGTTGGAAGCCGTAGCGCACGCCTGCGCCTATCGCGGCAATGGCAATGGTGACGGCGATGGCAGCGAGCTGGTGCTGGCTGTAACTGCTGAGCAACTGCACTTGCGCTTGCCAGGCGCTTGGGAGCTTGTTGGGGCGCGCACCGTGCAGCCTTTCCCGGATGTGCACCGGGTGCTCGAAAGCCTTCCGGAAGTGAACGTTATGGTGGATGCTGAAGCGCTAGCCAAAGCCATTCGGTTTGCTTCGGTGGCAGCGACCAACGTAGCGCTGGAAGTCAACCCGGAAAACAAGCTGCTCACGGTTAGCTCGGCAGCCAATGCCGCGGAGTGGGAATACGCAGACACCGCAGAGCAAACCGTTGAGCTGCTGGAGTGCTCGGAAGGGGCGCCGCCGGAAAAGGCAGTGTTCAATAGCCGCTACCTGCTGCACGGCTTGTCCGGAATTCGCTCCGATGCGGTGATGCTGGGCTATCGGGAACGCTTAACCGGCCGGTGGGAACTGGCGCCGCATGGCGATATGTGCCGCGATGGCGCCGTGTGGGACTACCGCTACCTGGTCATGCCAGTTGCTGTGAACGGCTAAAAGAGGGAGACCTCATGTTCATTGCAGAATTCGAAGTCCTACAACAGGAATTCATTCGAGCGGTTAACGCGCTGGACTGCCTGTACCAAAACGCCAATTGCAGCGTGGACGCCTGGTTCGTGTTGAACGTCAGGCGGTCCTATCCGTCCCTGAAGCTTGTGGCTGCTGCGACCAAATCCGAAGTGTGGCTCCATATGAGCCTCGGGCCACTGTTTCGCACGGAGCTTGGCCGGCGCGGCAGGTGCGAAATCAAGTTCGACCCAGCGCTCCTGAGAAAAATGCTCCCGGAAAACCCTAGCAGCAGGCTCGATTTGCGCTTCAGCGGCCGGTTTAAAGACGTTGACCGGCCGGCCTGGGTGAAAGTCGGCGGCTGGGGCAGCGAAATCGAACTCCCTGGGATCATCAAGGGCCATCCACGCACCTGGCCGGCGCTGAACGCCAGGTGTGATTTCCGCGCCAACGTGAGGTCGCGCAAGCTGGCAAAGGCGCTCGAAGCCGTTGGCCCAGCGATGTTCTCCTATGACGACATTGTGAGCTTCGAGCTGTGGAGCGATGGCGATTTTCTGGCGCATGCCGGCAACCCGCGCCGAGTCGATGTGACCGTGCATGGCGGGGAAAAGTTCAAAGGCGCCCAAAAGGACAGTTTCGCGCTTCAGTGGCCGCACTGGAAGCTGCTGAGCATGATGGTCCCATGGGCGGATCAAGGCGTGACTGTAAAGACCACTCCCTACAGTATGGTCATCTCCGGAGAACATGCCGGGGACGACCTCGAAGGCGGCCCGTGCTGGGCGCTAACGTTGCCTAAGCTGAATCAGGTGTTCGACTTTCAGGCTGAGAGCAGCAAGCCGCCGAAGGGCGTACAGGTGGTTTACGTGCCTACCGAGGACCTGATCGGCGCGGTGCTTCGTGCGGCTGATTACCACAGCACCATCTGGCTCGAATTGCCGAAGTTGACCAAGCGGCGCCCCGGCCAAGGCTATGTCCGAGTCATCGGACGTGACCCCATGCGTGAGGACGAAAAGACCATCCTGGTCAAGGTGGCGAAATCGGAAGCGCCGGTGGAACCCGTAGGGGCTGCCGTAGACGCCTTTCGCTTGGCCGATGTGCTGCGGCACAACGAAGGCCAACTCGTGGGTCTGGAACTCGGCTACGCCGATGGGCGCATTGGGGTCCAGAGCCTGGTCCCTGCCAGCCGACTCCAAGAGTCCAAAGGCAGGGATGTGGTCGGCTTCAAAGCTTTCATCCGAGGCGCGAAGTAAGCTTGGCGGTCGGACGAGTCAAGTATCGGTTGCCGCTTCCTGTGGAGCAGGCTAAGGCCATTGCCGATGGGGTGAAAACGCAAACCCGGCAACCGGTAGTGAGTGCTAAGGTGCTGCCGTCGAACAAGCTGTTTGCCATGTGGGATCGGAAACTGATGCCATGCCAGCCAGGGGATTACCTGTGGGTCGCTGAGCGCCACCTGCGCATCCCGATTTCCCGTGGCGGGCGCGTGGAGGATGTGATCCCGCTCAGGGAAGTCGCCAGCAAGCAGCAGTACGATGAGCTGCTGGCCAAAGGCTGGTATCCAATTGGGTCGATCTACATGCGCCGGGAGCAGGCGTCGCTGTTTGTCCAGGCGCTGGACGTGTACGCCCAGCCATTGCAGGCAATCACCCCGGAGGATTGCCTCGCCGAAGCGGTGCATCGCATGAGCTGCTGGCGGTGGGGCCCCGTCCCAGAGCAGCGGCCGTTGCCGGCGGTCGTGGCGCAGCGGTTGCGGGAAGCCTTTCGGGAAACCTGGGATCGAGCCATCACCAATGGCAGGACGGACACCGACGGAATCCTGTGGCACGACAATCCCTGGGTTTGGGTGATTGAATTTCGGCTGGCTAGCCGAGAGGAGGCGAATCAGAATGCGAAAACGTAAGCGGGAAGGGCGCCTGGCTTGGGCGCAAATCCCTACAGCGCCGCCGATATACCGAGCCTACGATGCCGAAACCGGCCTTGTGGCGGCCTATGTTTGCAAGGGCGGCGAAGGCGCTGGTTGGTCGATCCTGCCGCCAAGGCACGGCGAAGCTGAGCAGCTTCCTAAGCTGCGCGATGTCGATCTGGAGACCGCCCGCCAGGCGGTGCTGGCTTACTTCCTAGGGAGGGATGGCAATGCGGATGGATCTGTGGAAATGTGACGCTTGCGGCAAAGAGTACCGCAGTGTGAACGCCAGTATCTCTATCCACGTGGACGATTGGGCCGACCCGGTAGACGGGCACATTGCGCCGGTGTTTCGGGTGGCCGATCTGTGCCCAATCTGCCACCTACGGTTAACGGAGTCGCTGATCAAGAATCTGCCGCTCGAAGAGCGAGTGGATTTGGCAGAAAGGCTGAAAGCCCGATGAAACCTAAGCACCGGTTCACCATTTGGCAGCTTGCTCAACTGGTCGATGCCACGCCTGAGCAGATCGAGCGCTGGATCACCAGGAAAATCGTCGTCCTGCCCATGGTCGATTACCCGTTCTACACCATCGACGATGCCTTCCGGCTGTGGGTTGGGATTCAGCTCATCAAGCTGGGGATGGATGAGCGCAGGGCGTTCCGGGCGGCCACAAACGAGTTCACCGAGAACGTGCTCAATGCCGCAGATGGGAGCACGAACGGCTACCTGTTCTGGAAACTGCCAGGCAGCCCAGCGCACTTTGAACCCTACTCGCACCTGCCCGATCCTTGGATGGGACCGGCGGTCGTGGTACCCATTCGGGAGATGGCCAAGCTGTTCCTGGACGCAGCGCGGTTCAAGGTGCTCATCATGGAATCGCGGGAACCACGGCAGCAGGCGCAGCCAGCGGAGGCATCCAATGGAGATTCACCCAAAGGGAACTAGGGTGGTCAACTGCCGCCGCTCGCGTTATGACGTATACATCGGGCCCACGAGCGAGTGGGAGAACCCGTTCAGCTACATTCGTGGTGAGGGGAAGATCCATGTGGCCACGCCCGCAGAAGCCTTTGAGCGCTTCCGTGAGTGGTTTCTGTCTCAACCGGACCTGGTGGAACGCGCCCGCCGCGAACTCAAAGGCAAGGCGCTCGGCTGCTGGTGCTGGCCGTTCCCTTGCCATGGCGACATTATTGCGGAAATCATTGATCCGGAAGAGGAAGAGGACGAGCATGAGCATGACAGACAGTGAGATCGAGGCGCTGGTGGCGGCCATCCCGGGAGAGCAGCAGCGCGTTGTGCGCGAGCACCTTCCGGCAATCCTGGACATGATCAGCGCCGGTGAGTGCGTCAGAGCGGTGCAGTGTGCGCGTCTGATGTACTGGCTCGTCGCGGACGAGGGCGGCGGTCGGGCGGCGCCAGAGTTTATGGAGCTGATGGCCGAGATCACAGAGCGGTTCCCTGGCTTCCGCGCGGCCACGCGGATCTACTGGGGAGGAATGACGAAATGGTAGGAGGCATGGTCACCCTGCACCGCATGCACCAAGGTGACACTGGCAGGCACATCGCCGATCGTAGCTGCCCGTGCCGTCCGGTCGGCTACGAAGTGCGAGCCGACCGCGAACTCGACATCCCGTCCTACGTGGTCTACTACCACCGGCACACGCTCTATCCAAGTTGGGCATGGTGGGGAGGCTGGGCGGGACAACCTGAGGCTATCACGAACGCCTCCGTGTACGTGTCCAGGATCAGAGACGCCGAATGACAGACCATGAGCGGTACCAAGCCATGATGGCAGCGCTGGAAGAGCTGGCGGAGAATGTCCGATGCGGCTGCATGCCGTACCGGGGCGGTTCCACTGCCAGCCGGCACTGGAGCACCTGCCAATGGGCAACCATCCAGGATGTGTTCGATGTGGTCGCCAAGCACCTGCGGCTCAGCAGGGAGCTGGCGCCAGTTCAGCTTAAACCAGAGAAAGGAGTCAGCCGATTTGAGCAGTAAAGGCAATCCAGCAATTGGAGTTTTCCCGGAACCTAAGTGGCGTTACGTCTGCCGAATCTGCGGCAAGCCGGGCATCGGGCCGCACAACGCCCGAATCCACCCTGGCGAGTGCCGGAAGAAGTGGCAAGCGGTGCTCAATGCGCGCAAGCGCGCGCGCCGAAAGGCGGAAAGAGAGAGGCGGCAGAAATCCTCGTGACATCCGAAAATCGGACGCTGCAACTGATCGTCGGAGACGCCCTGGAGGAGCTGCGCAAGCTTCCGGATCACTCCGTAGACTGCTGCGTAACCTCGCCGCCGTATTGGGGACTCCGGCAGTACGATATCCGGCCGTCTGTTTGGAACGAAGACCCGTACTGCAAGCACGAGTGGGAAGATGCCTGGGGCGCCGGCGGCAAGCGGGGCCATCTGTGTAGGTTTTGCGAGGCTTGGCTCGGCGCCTTGGGCATGGAGCCATGGCCGCAGATGTTCGTGCACAACCTGTGCGAAGTGTGCGACGAAATCGCCCGAGTGCTGAAGCCCAGAGGCACATTTTGGCTGAACATCGGTGACAGCTACTACGATGGGCCGGCGCAAAATGGCTTCAAGCCAAAGGACCTGTGCGGCATACCGTGGGAAACGGCGCTCTCGCTGCGCAGTCGTGGCTGGTGGCTTCGCCAGGACATCATTTGGGCGAAGGCGAATCCCCTTCCGGAGCCTGTGCTGGACCGGTGCGTGCGCAGCCACGAATACCTGTTCCTGCTCACGCGCTCCAGGAAGTACTACTTCGACTACCAGGCGATTGAGGAGCCATGCACGGACGCTCGCTATCGGCTCCAGGGCAAAATCCGCCCGGAGACGAGCGCCTACAATCCGAACGTCCCAGGCGAGGAAGGCTTCCGGCTGGGGATGAACCTGCATCGGCAGGCCGGTCCGCGCCCAACCCGACGCAAGCGCTCGGTGTGGCGCATCCCGACCCAGCCGGTAGGCCAAGGGCACAATGCGGCATTTCCAGTGGCACTGGCGCGGCCATGCGTGCTTGCTGGCTGCCCGCCGGATGGCGTAGTGCTGGACCCGTTTTGCGGCACAGGCACGGTCGGAGTGGTCGCCGTCAAGCATGGCCGAAGGTTCATCGGGATCGACATATCGCAGCAGTTCATCGAAATAGCGCGGCGGCGAATCGAATCTGCCGCGCCGTTGTTTGTTAACGGAGGTGGGGCATGAGCCGAATGTCACGGCAAATGCTGAGCTTGATGAGAAAGAGCGGAATTAAGCCGTCGCTGGCTGACCTTAAGGAATCCTACCAGCAGATCCCTGGGATGAGTCGGTCGGATTCGCAAGCGTTCTGGATGCGCCTCTCAGGGAAGACCTATGACCAGATCGGGGAGCAGCTTGGGGTTAGCTACGAGCGGGCACGGCAGAAAGCTCTGGTGGTCACTCGCCGGCTGATCCGAGCGGTAGAGGCGCAATGGCGAGCGCAGGAGAGGATCAGGCAGCTCAAAGAGGAGATCATCCTCCTGAGGCTGTCGAAGCCTACTGTTGCGCCTTCAAGGCCCGTGAGCACCCTCCCGCCAGCTACGGAGCTGCCGATAGAGTTCCTACGGGTAAGCACCAGGGCGTACAACGTGCTTGTCCGGGAAGGCGTGACCACGGTGGCGCAGGCGGCGATGAAAGGGATGAAGTGGTTCATGAGCCGCAGGGGCTGCGGCGTTAAGACAGCCCATGAGATCAAACAAGCCCTGGAAGACATCGGCGTGCCGATGGTGGATTGAGTATGGCAGAGTACGAAGTGCGGTGGAAAACTGCTCTGGGCAAAGTTGGCACATGGCCGGCAGCGAGCTTCGACGACGGCGTGCAGCGTTGCCGGCTGGCGGCGAAGCGTGGGGCGTGTGCCCAGCTAGTCCATGTGCCTACCCAGCGCATTTTGGCGCAAGCGAAGTTCTACGAGCCTGGCGATGGGCCGTCTTTGGTCTACAGCCACAAGGCTCAGCGGCCGTTTATTTGCCGGATGTGCGGTCAGCCAGGCGTAGGCGACCGCAACACCCGCTTGCACCCAGGCGAGTGCCAGCGGCAATGGACCCGGCAACGCGAGGCAGCCAACCGTCAGCGCCGGCGGTTGGCCAAACAGAAGAAGGGAGAAAGCAGCAGTGGGAAAGCCTGAAGGCAAAGATGTGGTTACCGGAGAAGTGCGCGTCATGCGAAGCTCGGACGGCGAATTGGTGCTATTGGAGCTGAAGGGTAGCGACGGCTCGTCATCCGCAGCCTATTTCGACATCGAAACCGCAGGGCGGCTGGGAATGTCGCTTCTGAGAATCGCCAAGGAAGCCGCGCAGGCGGCCAGGGAGCGACAAGCAGAGTCGGGGCGCGGACGTGGCGGGGTAGTAGCCATCCGCAAGGGGCTGCCACAGCCCGAAGCCGATCAAGGAGAGGAGGAACGGTAAGGTGCGGGTTTACGCTGGAATCGATAAGAAGACTGCGAGCAAATGGGTGCTGCGGCTGGAAATCTCCGCTGAGGAGATGGCGCTGGCGGAGTTCAGCGAGCAGGACGTGCGCCTGATCAACGAGAACATGCAGTCTGGCATGGTGAGCAACATCCTGCTTGGCGCCTGGCTGTATGCTGTCAGGGTCGAGCAAGGGCTTGGGCTGCACCAGGACAAGGAGGAAGGCCAAGCGAAGCAAGATGCTGACCAAAGAGTACGAACCGATCTTTGACCGCACTCAGGCCGCCGAGGCCGACGGGCAGCGCAGGCCCTTACCGAAGTGGGTTTGGCCGTGGCAAATTGAAGCGGCGGGGTTTACTGCCGACCCTAGCGCCAGAATCGACCGCCGGGTCTACATTGAGCGGACATGCGAAATCGGTTCAGAGGTGCGCATTGCCCATGGCTGCTTACTCCAAGACGGCGCCAAGGTCGGAGCTAGGGCAGAAGTGCAGCCGTATGTGCGCCTAGGTGACAGGTGCCAGGTCGGCGAGGGGTGCGAGCTTGGCCGAGGCGCCTTGCTTCTGGACGAGGTGACGATCGGCAACTACGTGGAAATCGGCCCAATGGCGGTCCTGTCCGAGAAAGTGCGCATCGGTTCGCATTCCTCCGTCCGGGCAAAGGTGCGCATTGGGCCGAACACGGTCATCGGCGAGCGCTGCTCACTGCTCGAAGGCGCAACCGTCGGCGCCGGATGCACCATCGGGGACGCTGTTCGGATCAGCACTGGCGCCTACCTGGGCGATGGGGTGCGGCTTGCCGAGAACGTGTTTGTGGGCAATGGCGCCAGTATCCACAATGGGGCTGAAGTGGGCGAGAAGGTGCGCATCGGCGCTGGAGTTAGCGTGGCGCCTGAGGTGAAGCTGGACCCGCTAACGAGCTGGTCTGTCAGCCCATTTCACATCCGAGGTTCGGACGGGCCGGTGTACGTCTGCGGCCCAGGGATGGTCGTGGCCGCTGGCCACCGGCTCAACATCGGCCACTGGCTGGAGTCCGCCGAGGTGGTTTTTCGCCAGGCGTTCAATAACAAGTCCAAACTGGTGCGCGAGTACCGAGCTTACATAGAATTGGCCGGATACTGGATGGAATTGCACGGATACTTGCGCTGGCCGGAAGCCTCGCAGGGTACAATGAAGGGCGGAGGTTAGATGGGTTTGTTTGTAAACGAAACCAAGCTGGCGCAAGAGATGGGCAAGCAGGTGCGGAGCATCCTGCAATCGCAAATCATCCCGCTGCTCCAAGGCGGTCTACTGCTTCGCGGCAACATCAAGGGCATTGGTTTCGAACTCACCATCAAGCTCGCAACAAAGGAGGACTGGCAATGAGGCTTATGTTCAAGGGCGTCGGGTTGGTATTTGGGCTGCTGCTGTTTGGGACGTTGGCTCGGGCGGAGCAGCCCGGCCAGTGGCTGGGCGCCGGGGTGCAGTTTAACCAGTACGCCTCGCCCCAAATCAACGGGGTGTTGGCCTACGCCAAGAAGCTGAGGGGAGAGGAGAAGCCTACCTACTCCTACACAGCGGTCAATTTCCTGAGCGTCCAGAAGGAGCCGTTTCGGGTGATGACGACCACCGAAACAGGCATCGCGCAGTACCTGACGCGCTTCCGGCGCATGGACGTGTACGCGCTTGGCACCGCCGGGATGGCGTCCTCCGGCGGTGAGAGCGGGACCAATGTCGGCTACTCGCTCTCTGGCGGGCTGATGGCGATTACCGCAGTGCGCAAGGGCGTGACCATCGGGCCGTACTACCGGGCCACCAAGACCAGCCTATCGGATGCTCAGCACGCGGTTGGGATCATGATCGGCATCGGGGACAAGTAGTGGACTACCACATCCTGCCTGTCGAGGACTTGGAGGCGCACCTGGAGGATGACACATGCCCGTGCCGTCCGACATTCGAATCTGTGCTCGGCGGCAGGCTGGTGATCCACAACGCCTTCGATGGACGAGAGCTTGTTGAGAACAGCGAGGTGGTGCTGAGCTGATGCTTACGCCTGCTCAAGAGAGATTTCTGAAAATGGCCGCAGAGGCGGCTGTGCGCAGCGAACGGCGGACCGGAGTCCCAGCAGAGGTCGTGCTGGCTCAGGCGATCCTGGAATCCGGCTGGGGGCGGGCCATGCCCCCGGACAGCAACAATGTGTTCGGAATCAAGGACACCGACCGCTACCCTGGGGCTTCCTATGCAATGACCACGGAGTGGACGGCTAGTGGGCCGCAGCGGGTTAATGCGGCGTTCGAGAAGTATCCCAGCCTGGAGGAGTGCTTTGTGGACCACGCTCGGTTGATCTCCGGGGTGAACCGCAACGTGTACACTCCGCATTTCCGGCTGTACTCGGCGGACAAGGACGTGAGGGGCTTCCTGTGGGGCATTGCTGCGCACTATGCCACCGACCCGCAATACGCGGTGAAGTGCTGGTCGCTGGCAACGTCTTCGCTGGTTGACAGGGCGCTATCAATCGCACGAGAGGGATTGCAGAACGAGCCGCCTCAGGCGCCAACCTTAGCCTGAGCAGCCTCTGAGCCGTTCTTGGAATTCTGCTCCAGGTAGAACTTCAGAACCTTCTCGATTCCCTTGCGGATGCTCCCCTCCCCGATCGACTTGAGATGACGCTTGGTCGTCGGGCTGACCCTGGCGGCGATGACTATGGGCATAGTCTGCGAATTGTACATTTTCGGCCTCATGCTATGGATCGTAAACAAAATCATTGATTCCGTCAACACATTCGTATAGAATAGCTTCCAGATGGAAGCATTGAAAATGCCTGCTGTCGTCGCCCTGTGTTTAGCGCTAGGGCTGGCGACGGGGATTCTTGTCGCCCGTGCGAGCAAATCGCTGGGCGAGTTCACCCGCAGACTCCTGTCCGGCCTGGACAGGTTAGCCCAACTGGCATCAGAGGTGGCTTCCTCCAATCACGCCGTCCGGGAAGCCACCTCTGCATTTTTGACCAGCTCACAGGAGCTTCGAGAGCAGGTCGCCAGCCTGGCAGTCGCTGCTGAGAAACTGGCGCAGGTGGCATCGGTGCAAGCGCAGGCTCTTGAGTCTGTGCGCAAGATGGAGCAGGAGCGGCTGAAGCACCCTTACGGCAAGCCAGTGACGCCCACGCCGGCGCCGCTGAGCGATCCGGAGCTGGAGTACCGGGTGCAGCAAATGGTCAAGGAGCAAGGGATCAGCCGGGAGCAGGCGCTGCTTACGCTCAACACCGCCAATGCCTCTTCCGTCTGGGACGGCTTTGAGCTGGGGAGCTAGCCAAGTGAACCGAGCACTCTTCGTACGAATTGCATCGATGTGCCTGGCGCGCCACCGCGACAGCAGCCCGGAAGTTCAAGCTGAGGCGCTGGCGGATGAGATCGAGCGCACCATCTTGATCATGCGCGAACTCCAGTCTGGAGTGTTCTCCCGGCGCCAGGAACCGGCCACGGCATGGGAATCGGCCGTGGACGGCTGGCCGGGCCCTAGCCCATCCAGCGTCGTTCGCCAGCCGGCAGCGCAAGATGCGCAGCCTTCTGCCAAGGAACCCTCGACCGCTGCCCCTTCCCCGGCTCCAGCTCAAGCGGATGCCCCTCCGCCGATCATGGACTTTGAGCCTTCGGCAGCCCCGGAGCGGCCGGCTGCGCCCCAGGCTGCTGCGAAGCTGCATGGCCGGAAGGCAATGCCTGTGGAGGAGCTGAACCTTCTGATTCAGGAACGCACCCCGCCGTTCCTGGACGTCCCGGTGGAGATCGAGGGGAGGCAGTACAACGTGCGGCTGAACCGCGATGTGATCTCCGCTCACGTCGAAGGCTGTGTGCGGCTGGTCTACCAGTACCCCAAGGCGCCGCAGGAGATCTACGTCTACGATGTAATCTCCGTGGATGATCTGCCGGTGGACCTCTCCGCGATCGTCTCCAAGCTAACGGCATTGGCCAAGGATGTGGTCAAGCCGCTCACCAAAGCCATTGTCCCCACCCCTCCCAAGATGCCCGACGGGCCCGTAACCGCTGGAGAATCAGCGGCTACTAGCGCGGATACGGAAGCAGTACTAAAGATTTGGTCCTCAATCGGTTCCTAGGAAACGAAAAACAGTTGAGTACTAGACGTATAGTAGTCTACACTTTGACCAGGGAGGTGCGATTGCTGTTGCGGCCACTCCCAGGCAAGAAGAAGGAGGCCATCAAATGGGCATTGTTGAGCACACGGTCTCAGTGGGGGGAACGGCGGTCAGGGCGACAACCGACCCGGAGTTCCTATTGTTCGTCAGAATGGAGAACGAGACAGGCAGTGATGCCGTCTACGCTGGTACGACAAGCGCGGTTTCGTCGAGTGACTACGCCTTCAGCGTTTTGCCAGAGGCTGCTGACCGATCGAATGCAGTAACGATTGGGCCGTTCCCAGCAGCGCACATCCCGTTGCATGAATTGTGGTTTGTGGCCCCGGGAGGAACCGGGGCCACATTGCATGTGGTCGGTGTGAAACTCTGACGGGCAAAGGGGGCGGAGTTGAATCAACTCGTTCTATGCCAACAAATCCTGACGGAGATCAAGGATTTTGTGATGCCAACCATTGGGTTGATTGGGCTTGGGGGTGGGCTGGTCGCGCTCTACTTTCGAGCCAGTTTGGCTGAGACGATCATTGGCAAGCTGAATGGAAGGTATGTGCACTCCTCGGTATGGGGGGCGACGAACCAGCGGCTAGAGGACAGGCTGACGTCGATGGAGCACCGCTTGGACGTGCTGGAGACCAAGGTGGACAACGGATTCGAGGCGGTGCGGAAGCAAATTGCCGATGTCGAAAGGTAAGGCGAAAAAGTCCAAGCCGAAGGCTCAGAAGGGCAAAGCCAAGCCGGAGGCTCGTCCAATCGTTGCGCCGGATGTCGATCTGGACTTGGACTTGACGGAAGGCGCGGAGATTGCTGCGGCTACCAGCGCCGATGGCATCCCGCCTTCGCGCTACGAGATCCCGGAGCATCTGCGCTTCTCCAAGCTGCTGAAACGCAAGAAGTTGAGCAAGGACGATTTGGCGCAGTTCAAGGAGAAGATGCTGCTGCTGCACGCTCCGGAAGCGCTTCGCCTTGCTTTCCAAGGGCTGCTGTCGCTGGCCCACAAGGAAGACCTGGGGGCGATCAAGCTGCTGCTAGAGGTCTTCGGCTACATCGAGCGCAAGGGCGGCATCAACGTCACGCAGCAGGTCGTGGCGACGAGCCAGTCTGGGACCACAGACAGCTTCGATTCCATCGTTCGGCGGCTGTATGCGGCTCGCAACGGCGGCCGGCAGGTTGGGCCGATGGAGGCGATGGAAGCGAGGTACCTGGAATCCGCGCGAAGCAGTGAGCTAAGCACAAGTTCATCGCAGGAGGCCGTAGCGATCGACGATGCTTGATCCGCATGGCCGGGACCCAGGGATTGCAGAGTTGATCGAGTACTTCGATCAGCCGGAGAAGTGCGACTGGTCCCTGCTTGCGCCCAAGGAGGTGCAGATCCTCCACGACGAGATCCAGAAGTGCATGGACAACTTCGAGTACTGCGCCCGGAACTACTTCTGGATCTCGACCAAGGACATGCGGGACGTCCCGTTACGCCTCATGGACACTCAAGAGCTGGTGCTGGAGTGCATCAACCAGCTCAAAAAGAAAGGGCGCGGCGTACGGCTGCTCATCATTAAGGCCCGCCAATTGTATGTCTCGACGTTCGTCGAGGCGTACATCGCCTGGTCCGCAATGTTTCAGCCCAACGCCAACGCGTTAGTCCTCTCCTATGACATGTCGCACGCCGCGTCCTTGTTTGGCATCATCCTGCACATCTACGACCGGCTGCCATGGTGGCTCCGGCCGATGATGGGACCGCGCAAGTACATGGAGGAGCTGCACCTGATCAATCCCGACCCGCAGCTTCGCGCCCGCGACCCCGGCCTCAACACGCGCATCCTGGTGCAAAGCGCCGGAAGGTACACCGGAGTGGCCGAGGGCTACCGCATTAACTTCGCCCATATCAGCGAGTTAGGGTCAATGGAAGAGGCCAAGGCGCGCTCGCTGGTCTTCGGCGATCTGCGCTGGGCGCTGCCGGATGAGCCGACCACCTGCGCGATCATTGAAAGCCGCGTCAAGCGCTCGGCGCGGTTCCTAGAACGGCTCTGGGAAAGCCAGGTGCGATTAGGCGAGGTGGCGACATGGTTTCCGCTGTTCCTCCCGATCTATTTCGACAAGAGCCACTTCATTCCGCCGGAGGACGGCTGGAAGCCAGAAGAGCCGGAGCTGGCGGTCAAAACGCGCGCAGCGGAAGAGTGGTGCATGTGCTCTGGCTGCCGGCAGATTCGACCGACGAACTTCGGCGGCAAAAGCCTGGATGGCACCCGCTGCTCGGATTGCAGCACTGGCATTTACCGGCCGTACGAGCTTAGTCTGGGGCAGATGCGCTGGCTGTGGCAGCAGCGCCAAAACGCTGAGGCGATTGGAGAAAGCGCTCTGATGGACATGCGCCAATCTCTGGCTACCAACCCGCAGGAAGCGTTCCAGTACATCACCGAGACGCTGTTCAGCAACAAGGCCATGGAGCGAGTGGCGCAGACCGTGCGGGAGCGCGAACCGCTGGCGGTGGGCTTCATGGACTCCTCCGGTAAGTTCCATGCCCCTCGCCGGCACGCCGGCGGAGAGACCTCGCTGTGCTGGTGCCCCGGCTGCAAGAAAAGCCACGTTGGCGACACCAACCGCTTCTTGAAGGTCTGGGAAATGCCCATTGAAGGCTGCCGGTACGTCATCGGCGTGGACGTGGCTTCCGGGCAGGGCAGCGGCTACGATTACTCGGTCATCTGGGTGAACCGCATTGGGGTTGCGCCGAACCCCGATGTGCAAGTGGCGTGCTTCCGCAGCAACGTCACCCGGCCGACAGACTTGGCGCTGGTGGCCGATGCCATCGGCCGCTGGTACAACAATGCCCTGATCGTGGTGGATTACACCAACTTCCAGACGGTTGGGGATCAGCTTCGGCACTACCTGCTGTACCCGAACCTGTACCGCTGGGCGAATCCGGATTCCGAACGCGTTCTGACGCCTCGCTTTCATTGGGTGTGGAACTCGCGCAACCGGGAGGACGCCTGGGTGCAACTGGACGCATGGCTGGCTGACGGCTCTCTTATTGTGCGCGACCCGGTATTCGCTTGGGAGATGCGCCACTACGCCCGCCACCCGGATGGCACGATTGGGAACTCCACCAAAGGCAAGCGCGAGTCATGGGATGGCGCCGGTTACGATGAGACCGTTCATGATGACACCGTGACCGCTTGCGAGCTGGCGCTACTTGGGGCGCATCAGCTCGATCGGCGCCGGCCAGGAGAGCTGCCAAACTCTGATCCTGCCGGTTTGCAGCAAACAGGCAAATGGACCGCCTGTTGCCTGCGCTGCGGGCTGGTCTGGCACCGCGACGAGTACAATCGCGCAGAGCGCTGCCCGCTGGAGGGCTGCCGCAGCATCCTGATCAAGTGGCGCCATGAGAGCTGGGATCAACAGCAGAACACGAACTTTGACTTCAAAGACATGGGCAGATTGCCCGACGAGCAGCCCAGCATGGGCTACAGCAACGTAAAGGAGGTTGTTTTCTAATGGCCGCCGAAACCAGTACCAAGCCGCAACGTGAGTTCGCGGTGATCATCTCCCTAGGCAAAGAGCAGGCGCACAAGGCTGAGAGCCTGCGCGGCGATGGGCAGGACAGCGTAGTTGACGCAATTGCCGCTGCGGCGACGCGCCTGGTGAACGAAGAGCTAGCCGGCGGGATCATGCTGCCGGCCGCCATGGCCGAGCGCATTCGCAAAGCGCTGCCCGATGCCACCCCAGCAGCGATTGTGAGCGCGGTGGAGCGTCAGGCAAGTCGTGATGGCGACACCACGGTTGTGGAGCTGCGCATTGACCCGGTGTGGTTAGGGCATCTTCGGGAATGCGCTGAGCGAGCTGGGGTCAGCCTGGAGCGCCACCTGCGCGTGACGCTGGATTGGGCCTTGGCGCAGGGCTGGCTGGGGACCGTGGCCCAGGAGCCGCACAAGGTTCTTCTGACCAAGGAGCAGTACGACGCCATTGCCATGGTGTTGGGCAAGGAGGACTTCACTGGAGACGACCTGTGCGGTTACCTCGGGGCGGACTTGTCCGATCCGCGCAGTCCGGCGGCCAAGGACGATTTCCTGAGCGCGATCTTGAGGGAAAAGTGAGGAGGCAAGCCAGTGCCGATCTACGAATACTGGTGCCAACCCTGCGCCGAAGTTGAGGAGATGTACCGCAAGCGCTACGGCGAGCCGCCGCCACCATGCCCACGATGCGGCGGAGAGCGCGTAACGCTGGCGTCTCGCTTCGCGGTGGTGTTCACCGGGGACATCACCTCCCGCTACAAGCTCAAAGACCGCGAGGACGCCTACACCGATGGCGTGTGGATGTACCGCAAGCGCACCTCGCTCAGCGGCGAACCCGAGCCGGTCTACATTCAGACCTGGCAGGAGCTGCGCGAATTCTGCAAAGCGGAAGGGCTGTCACAGCCTGGGGAGGCGCCCACCAACGCCAGCATCAGCTCCGATGGCAAGCGGTTGAGCGGCGCGGGCATGCCTGGGCAATGGGCAACCTTCTCCCCGGAAGTGCTCCCGGAGAAGGCGACCGCTCCGCCGCCTGATCCGCAACAAGCGGCACCGCTGGTCGAGATTACCGATCGGCGGTCGCTTGACCCTAAGGCCAATCCGCAGGTCATGGTTGTGGATGCGGCCAAGGCCCAAGCGGCCATAGAGAAAGGCGAGCCGCTGACATCAGCAGTGGAGGCGACGGTGGCGGCATGAAGCAACTCCTGCTAGCTTCGGCGGTGGCTTGCATCAGTTGGGCCATTACGGAGGCTGGCATTTCTGCGGGATTGCGGGCGGCAGCGGCCAGGCGCTCCCCCAAGCTGGGTAAGCTGCTGTCTTGTGGCTACTGCGCAGGCCACTGGGTGGCGTTAGCGATCCTTCTAAGCTGCCGCCCGCAATGGTTCCCAGAGCACGGTTACTGTGGCTACGTGCTGACCTGGCTGGCGCTGAGCTGGTTGGCCGGCGCCATGTGGGTGCTGATGAGGTTCTTTATGCCACAGGAAGGGTAAAAGAGGCAAGCGATGGCAGCGAACGTGATCGAGATGGCGCCGCGAGCGCCGATTGTCCTGAACACCAAAAGCGGGACCATGGACTTCCCGGATGGCTACCAAGCCTCTGTGCGGCGCTGGATCGGCGCTGCACGCGAGGAAGCCATAGAAACGGCGAAGCTCAACCCGGAATTCGCCTACATCCAGACCTACATCGACATGCTGGAAGGGCGCTACTGGCCGCGCAGCCGGCCCAGCTACCGGTCGAAGTACTTCGATAACGCCATGTTCGCGGCTCGGATCGATGCGCTGTGCGCATTGACCGACATTCGCCCAGCTCCGGAAATCTCCTCCTCGGACAACCACCCGCACTACTTGCGGCAAGCCGAGATTGCCAAGAAGATCATCGCCTACGAATGGGCGCAGCAGGACTTGGACTTGCGCTTGGAGGAAGCCGTTGACCATGCTTTGCTCAGCGTCGGCTACTGGAAGATCGGTGCGAGTATGCCTGGCCGGATGCACGTGCTGGCCGCCGGCATGGACTCCGTGTTCCCCATTCAGCCTGGGCGGGACATCCAAGACTCCTCAGGGGTTTTGTACCGCGTTTACAAGCCGTTGCACCGAATCAAGCAGGTCTACGGCGCGGCTGCGGACAACCTGGAGCGCCAGATCAGCATCGGCTCTGGGACGGTCGCAGGCTCCAACTACTCTCCGCCCGATCAGGTGCCTGAATATGGCTTCACCGCGATGAGTCCCACGATTCGCTCTGGGCAGCAAGGGCGCTACTTCGGCGTGTCTCCGCAGCGGGCCAGCCAGTTCCCGGTAGCCCTGGTCGAGGAGTTCTGGATCGACGACCCGAGCATCAATGAGTCCGGGGTGGAGGTGCTGGTCAAGGACCCGCGCCTGCAAACCGACCAGCATAACTACTGGTATCGAGTTCCGCCTGGCGGGCGGCTGTTTCCGCGCAAGCGGTTGATCGTCGTCGTCGGCGAGCAGGTGCTTTACGATGGACCGTCGTGCTTCTGGCATGGGCGCTTCCCATTCGCTCAACTGATCCTGGTGCCGGCAGTGTGGCGCAATGGCGGGGTGTCCATCTACCGCAACCTTGTGCCGCTGGCAATCGCCAAAAACGAGCTTGGTGCAGGGATGATGGATCTTAGCCGAAGGGCCGTGGAGCCGCAGTTTGCCTTTGTGGACGGCGCCGTGGACGACACCAGCTTCCGCAGCTTCCACCAGGACATGCCTGGGGCCCGGTTGAAGTTCAACCCCACTGCTGACCCGGTGCGTCACGCGACCTACCTGCAACCGCCACCGCTGCCTAGCTACGTTGGCGCTTTCTGGGATCGTGTCGATCAAGCCTTCCAGCGACACGCTGGAACGCTGGACATTGCCGGGATGAGCCGCAAGAACCAGATCCCTGGCGGCGATACCATCGAGCAGTTCCGCGATACCAGCCAAACGGCCTTCCGGCTTCAGAGCCGGCACATTGAGCCGTTTGTGCGTGAAGCCGCAGAGCAGTTTGTGAGCAACATCTTCCAGTACTACACGCGCGCGCAGCGCATGCGCATGCTCGGCGCCGACGGCTTGACTTTCCATGACTTCGACTACGACCCCGGCTCCATGGTGCCTTGGAGTTCGCCAAAGGAAGACCACTGGCGGAACTTCAAGGTGCAGGTGGCGGCCGGCTCCATGCACGGCGGCAAGCGCGACCGGGACAAGCAGGTAGCCATCAGCCTCTACCGGCTGAATGCCATCCCTCGACGCAAACTGTTGGAGATTCTGGAGTTCCCGGACATCGACCAGATCCTAGAAGAGCTGGCGATGGAGCGCCAGATGCTTGCCCCAGACGCTATTGGGAAAGGCGAAGTCCCGCGATTGACTCGTGGGCAGCGGACTGGCAATCCTTACTGAGGACGCCATGCGGACAGCTTTGGTCAGTTGCCTTAGCCTGCATCCATGCCACAGCCCATGCGAGCGGACAACTGGTTTCGGGCAACGGACTTACACCGTGTGGAAGCCAGCCATAACGGATGCGTCCCTAACATATCCCGTGCTTGGCTTGCCGTTCTTATGGGCTGGCGGATAGGATATCTGTTCTGTGAGCAATGTCGAATCAATCATCCAGACCGAAATTCTCCGTAGTCCTGATTGCAAAGAATGAAGCGAAGACGCTGCCGCGCCTGATGCGCTCCCTGCGCGAGTTTCAGGCCCGTGGCGGCGAGGTGGTGCTGGTGGACACCGGGTCAACCGATGGCACCCCTGAGGTTGCCCGTGCGCATGGGTGCAAAGTCGATGAGGTCGGCGCCAGGTTCGTGACCGAGATTGACGCGAAGCTGGCGGAGGCTATCAACCGCGAGTTTGTGGTGGTGCCCGATCCGCCGGTGGTCGCCGCTGGGGATCGGTTTTTCTGCTACGCCGATGCCCGCAATTACGCTGCCTCGCTTGCCAGCAACGACATCGTGTCGATGCCAGATTGCGATGAGGAGTACACCGCGCTGGACATCGACGCGGTGAACCGCTACATCGACGAAGGCTACGGGCAGTTGGAGTTCTTGTTTGTCTACGCGCACGATGCGATGGGGCGGCCGGCGGTGCAGTTCCTGCAATGCAAGATGTACGACCGGCGATTGCTGCGCTGGAACCCAGAGTGCGTCATCCACGAGGTGCTTCAGCCGATTGATCCGCAGGCGGAGATCCGGCGAACTCAGCTTCCGGAAAACGTGCTCAAGATCGAGCACTGGCAGGACCCCACCAAGCCGCGCAGCCACTACCTGCCTGGGCTGTGCTGGGAGGTCTACAAGCACCCGGACAATGACCGCAACATGCACTACCTGGGCCGGGAGCTGCTCTACACCCGGCGATACGCCAGTGCTGTGCAAGTGCTTCAGCGGCACATTGCCATGGACCGCTGGAAAGCCGAGAAGGCGCAGAGCATGATCTACCTGGGGGATTGCCTGGGCGGCCTAGGGCGACCAGACGAGCAGGCCGAGTGGTACTTCCGCGCCTTCCACACCGATCCGACGCGCCGCGAGGCGCTGTTGCGGCTGGCGGGCTTCTATCAGCACAACCGGCAAGCGACAGCGGTCGCGGCCTTTGCCGCAGCAGCAATGGAGATCCCTTGGCACGCTTTCTATGCCAACCTGGTGGCACAGTACCGCGATGAGCCGCATGCTTTCCGCTACTGGGGGCGTGGCTGGCTTGGCAATATTCAAGGCGCCCAGGAGGACCTGCTGAAGTGCCTGGAGTGGAATCCCTTCAACGCGACCTACCTGGAGCACACGAAGTACTACTTCCCATATGCTGATCGCTTAATCGATGGCTGGATGCTCTACCCGGAACTGCTGTGGCTGTACGAAACTGCGGAGCGTATGCAAAGCGTGGTCGAAGTCGGCTCATGGAAAGGGCGTTCGACTCACGCCATTGCTTCCGGATGTCATCGGGGCGAGGTTTGGGCGGTAGACCATTTTCGCGGCTCCAAAGGCGAAGAGGTGCAGCATGCGGAAGCCGCAAACCCGGACAACATCTATCACCAGTTCCTGAATAACGCCAAGGAATTGAACAACTTGCATGTTCTGCGCATGGGTTCGCTCGAAGCCGCAGAGCGCTTCGACGACCACAGCGTAGACATGGTGTTCATCGACGCCGGGCACACCTACGAGGATGTCAAAGCGGACATCGAGGCATGGCTGCCCAAGGCGCGCATTCTGATTGCTGGGCACGACTTCGCGCCAGAGTGGCCCGGGGTGCGCCGCGCGGTCACGGAGCGATTCGGCCAAGTCGGAAAGCACAAAACCATCTGGTATCGCTACGTGAAAGAGCCGCTTGTGAGCATCGTCATCCCGACGCTAGGGCGCGAAGAGCAGCTTCAGCGGCTCATCAGCCTGATCGAAACCAACGCCGGCTGGCCATTGTACGAGATCCTGGTGGAGGTGGACGACTGGCCGCCGAACAATCAAGGCGTGCCGCGCCTGGTCCAGCGCGGCGTAGCCCGGGCCCGAGGCGAGCTGGTCATGTACCTGGGGACGGACTGCGAGCCTCAGCACGGCTTCCTGCTGGAGGCTGTGCACGCCATGCTGCGCCACTTCCCGGCCTACGACGGCCTGATCGGACTCAATGACGGGATCTACACCAGCGGGCAGGTGGCAACCCATTGGCTAGCGGGCAAGGCGCTGCTGCCATTGCTTGATGGCGAGTTTTTCCACACTGGCTACCATCATGTCGGATGTGACAATGAGCTCACCGCGCGTTGCCGCAAGCTTCGCCGGTACGTTTGGTGCGAGCAGGCGCGGATCAACCACCATCACTTCAGCGTTACAGGCAAAGAGCTGGACGAAACCTACCGAGTAGGTTGGCAGCCGGAGCTGGTGGAGCGAGACCGGGCGCTGCTTCGCCAGCGCGCAGAGCAGCTTGGGCTGGACATCGAAGTGGACATGCGGCCGCGCAAAATCCCGCGACGGGCATTCTCCATCTGGCTCGGGGAAGAGCCGCCGGAGCTGGTCAAAGTGTGCCTAAGCTCGCATCGGGAGCGGCTGAAGGGCTGGGAGTACAGACTGCTGACCCTGGACAACACTCGCTGGATCGAGGATGCCTATTTCCGACGGGCGGTTGAGGCCAAACGATGGGTCAAGGCGGCTGACCGGTTGCGGCTGCTGGAGTTGCAGCGCAATGGCGGGGTTTACCTAGACGCTGACATGGAGCTGCTGACGGAGATACCCCACTCGCTGTTGGTCCCGTCGATGCTCGTCGCCAGAGAGGAAAACGGCTTCATCGCCAACAGCGTCATCGGGGCGGTCCCTGGACATCCGACTCTCGGACGTGTGCTTCAGCGGATGGAGCAAGCCGACCCTGAAGATGACAAGGTGTTCGAGAATGGCATGGAGATCTTCTCGCGCGAGGTGGACGCCTCGATCGCCGAAGGCGACCAGGACATCCTGGTGGTAGAACCCAGCGTGTTTTTCCCGTTCAACCACCAGACGCACAAGACCACCTTCACCGAGAAAACCATTGCGTATCATCACTTTATGAAATCCTGGGCGGGAGGAGACGACTGATGTCCTGTTGTGGGAAGCCAGCGGTGTGCCCTGGCAGAAGGAAGTACCCGAGCGAGCAGGCGGCGGAGCTGGCGGCGCAAATCGCTTCCAAGACCACGCGGCGCCACTTCGAGGCTTACTACTGTCCGCACTGCCAGGGGTTCCACATCGGCCACCGGCCGGCTAGCGCCGCTGGCGATACCAATCGAAAGGGAGGGAAGAAAGCATGAAAGGCGACGGGAAGGTCATTCAAGTCTTGAACGAGGCGCTGAGTTCGGAGGTGCAAGCCATCATGCAGTACATGCTGCACGCCGAGCTACAGGCCAACTGGGGACTTGGGAAGTTGAGCGCGGCGACCAAGCGGGAAGCCATCGAAGAGATGAAACACGCCGAGCGGCTCATGGAGCGCATCGTGTTCCTGGAAGGGACTCCGAAGCTTGGGTTGGCGGTGGATGTCGTCCCAGGCAAGGACGCCCGAGAGCAGCTTGAGGAAAACCTGAAGCTGGAACTCGAAGCTGTGGCGAAGTACTCCGATGCCGTGGATCTATGCCAGAAGGTCGGGGACACGGGCAGCCGAGAGCTGTTCGAAGACCTGCTCCAGGACGAGGAAGGGCACGTCAACTACCTGGAGAGCCAGCTCAGCCTGATCGACCTGGCTGGTTACCAGAACTGGATCATTTCGCTAAGCAGCGCATCCTGAAAGCGTAAACAGGCCAAATCGACGCTCAACATGAGCTTCCGCCTGCAATTTGTTGAGCAGTAAGGCAAGTTTGTTGACATGGGTTGCGCTAATATCGTAATGTCTACTTGAGGGGCATTGACCCCTCTAGGAGGACTCGGATGGCCGACATTGAAATGGTCGGTGGGCAGCAAAAGATGGGGCGGATGGGGGTAAGCCCCCAACAGCAGCCTGGCGGGTCTACGGAGATCGACATGGTTGGCGGCGCTGGGGTGAACGCCTCCTGGGCGCCGGCTAGCCCTGTTCAGAAATCGGGCAGCGACTCTGGAATCGACATGGTTGGCGGCGCTGGGGTTAAAATCGGCAAGAACCCGGTGACGCCCTACGACAGCAAGACTCCCTAACTGAAATGGCCACACTCCCACCGGCACCCATGTTGCCCCCACAAATCGCCCGGCAATCGCCTGCGATGCCGCCATCGCAGCTCTTTGCCGGCGGCGGTCCGCCTCCTGGAGTTCCTGCGGGAGCGCCTGGTGAGGCGGGGCCGATGGCTGGCGCTGGCCAGCCGAACCCCTCCATCGTACAGCTCCTGTCCAAGATCGACGAATTGGAGCAATGGGCTGGGCAAGTGCGCAGCCTGTTAAATCTGGTTCAGCCCTCGCTGATCCCGCTACTGGTTCCGATTGCCCAGGCGGGCTTAGCGCTTCGGGCTGAGCTGAACGCAATTCAACAAAGGGCCACGGCAGGGCCTCAAGCTGCCCCACCGGCGCCTGCCCCTCCGCCAGGGACATGACCGGGAAACGACAACGAAAGAGGTGAGAGATGGGAATCTTTGACGAACTCCTCGCAAAGGTAGACGAGAACGACCGAGCCGTAATCGAGAAATATCCATCGCTGAAGGAAAGCATGGAGAAGCTCGAAAAGGCCGCATTGGACTACGCCGCTTGGTATCGAGACAACTGGGACGAGCAACATGGCATGACCAAAAGCGAATGGGAGGCACGCCAGGAGCTGGAAGCAGCTCGGCTGCGCCTCCAGGAGCTGCAAGCCAACCCGCAGGATTTCAGTGCTCCGGAAGCCAGTGAGATTTTGGAACAGGCTAGGAAAGCAGGCATGGTGACCCAGGCAGAGGTGCAGCGGCTGCTGGATGAGCGCTTACGGGCGATTCAGCAGCAGAACGACCAGATCCTGGCTGGGATGCAGAACTTCTATTCCCAGGTCTACACCTTGGGATTCCAGCACAAGGACGAGTTTGGCCAGCCGCTGGACCCCTCGGAGCTGTACCAGTTCATGGTGAAGACCGGGCTGCGGGACGCCAAGCTGGCTTACGAGCAGATGGTGGCGCCTAAGCGCGCTGAGCTCGCCGCTAAGAAGCATGAGGAAGAGCTGCGGGCGGCGGAGCAGCGTGGCATGGAGAAGGCGCGGCAAGAGTTGGCGATGGCGACTGCGGGGCTTCCGACGGACAACACTGGCGGGATCATCGGGGTAACCCATCCCGGAGTGAGCAAGGCTGAGATTCCGCAGGAGCTGGCGGAGAAAACGAAAGGTTTGAGCTTAACAGATCCCGAACTGGCGCGGATTGGGGTTGACGCGCTCAAGCGCGGGATCTTGACGCAGTAGCAAAAGGAGGAACGGAAATGGCACTGCCCCTTCAGGGCATCAACGCTTACACCCACAACTTCATTGAGCCGAAGTTGCGGGATACGGTGTACTTCGAAAGTCCGGTTTTTGTGCGGCTTTCGACCAAGCGCCGAGACCAATTCCGAGGCGGCTTACTCGTCCAGCAGCCGCTGATCGTCGGCAAGCTGGCGGGCGGGGCAGTTGGCCCTGGAGAGGGTGCGCCTCCGGACGTACGGGTGACCGAAACGGCGTTGCAAACGCCGATGAAGCTGTACCTGGTGAACGTTCCGCTGATCGGGTTCAATGCGATGTCCAACGACGGGCCCGAGGCGGTGTTCAAGGAGATCAATGCCAAGTTTGCGAACGCCACGGCGGCGATGGCGGAGATGCTGGCGACGGACATGTACCTGTCCACTGCCGGCGGGCGGACTCGCAACCTGGTGGGGTTCGAGGAGTGGATCGACGATGGCAACACCTACACCACCATCGGCGGAATCACTCGTGCGGACATCGCCCCGCCGGGCACGGTGAAAGGCATGAACGCCTACGTGGCCAACCTGACCACGTTCAGCCTGTCGGCCTTGAACCGGGCCATTACCCAAACCTGGAACGGCAACCGGCGCGTGGACATGATCGTGTGTTCCCGTAACGGCTGGGATCTGATCTGGAATTCGCTCCAGCCGATGCAGCAGAACCTCGATCGGGAATCGGATGTCGCGCAGGCTGGCTTCCAGACGGTTCGGGTGAACGGCGCCGAGGCGGTTCTGGACCCCTATTGCCCGACGGGCACCAGCGGCCGCATGTGGGGCATCAACTCCCAGGCGGTTGAGTGGTACTTCAGTGTGAATCCGCTGTTCAACTTCGGGTTCACCGGGTTCAAGGGCACCCAGCTTGGCATCGACACCGCCGGGCAGTTCTTGTGCGGCAACACGCTGACGGTCCCGTTGGCGCGTTTGTGCTTCAAGCTGACCTCGTCCACGCTGTTCTGAGGGGGCTGAGGAGGAGGAAAAAGAGATGGTTGAAACCAATCTGTTGTCGGCTCTTGGCACTGGGCCGATTGTCAAGCGGTACATCATCAGCTACAAGGACTTTACCGCTGCGGCAACCACCCAGAACATCACGCTTCAGACCCTGCCGAAGGGTTCCGTGGTGCAGTGGGTCCGGATCAAGCACGCGGAAGCGGTAGCCGGCGGGAGCATCTCGGCTGCCACGCTGTCGGTAGGGTCCTCGGCTGGCACGGCGACTTCGTTCGCCTCGGCGTTCAGTGTCTCCCAGGCGGTGTCTGACACCACGGCGCAGATTTCTGCCGGCCCGGTTGCGGCTACCTACGCCGAGGACACGATGTACGCCAGGATCACCACCACCGGCGGAAACGTCAACACGGCCACGGCCGGGCTGATCTACGTGGACGTGTGCTACTGGCACGTCACGGTCCCGGCAGACAAGCTGTAATCGCAGCGAGGAGAAGAGGACATGGCAATCCAACCTTGGAGCAAGCCTCGAATCCCTGGCGGAACGGTCAAGGAGTACTTCGGCGACGCCCCTCCGTCTGCGTCCACCGATGGAACTTATCAAAGGGGCGACATCGTGTGGAATACAGCTCCGAACACGGGCGGGTACATCGGCTGGGTGTGCGTGACCGCAGGCACTCCGGGGGGCTGGACCGGGTTCGGGCTCATTGCGTAGGAGGGCCTGATGGCGATCACTTTCGAAGACAAGTGCGTGCCAGCGACGCCATACACTGGCTACACCGGCTACGCTGGTCCATCGCCCACGGGCTACACCGGATACACGGGCCCGGCGGGCTCGTAGAGGAGGAGCAAGCATGGCGATTCTGCACGAGAGCAAGATCGTTAGCGCGACTGGCTGGACGGGCCCTACGGGTCCGGCAGGCTCGACCGGTCCGACTGGCTACACCGGTTACACGGGTCCGTAATCCGAGCGCGGCGAAGGGAGGGAAGACGATTGCGCTTCCCAGTGAATGGGTGGGGCGTATGGCCATGAATGAGGGGTTGCCACTGTGGGAGCGGACGTTTCGGTGCGACGCCTGCGGCCTCGTCCTGGATCGGGACGAGAACGCAGCGCGCAACCTCGCGGCCATTGCGGCCGCCGTCGCCGGGAGTGGACCGGAGACGGAAAACGCCCGTGGACGGGGTGTAAGACCTGCCGCAGGGCAGGCTGTCCGGATGAAGCGGGAAGCCGGCAGCGTATCGACGCGCAAGACCGGCGCCTCCGCTCGGCAACGGGCGGATGCTGGGAACAGTTCTCTATGTTCCCGGCAACGGTTGAACGGCTAGGTTCCGACTGCGGGGAGAACTCGCCCAGCGGGGTGCTACATGGCGGCGGCCCCCGCTGGGCTCTTTTTTTAGCAGGGCTGCCGCAAGGGTGCTAAGCGATGTCACAGTTTAAAGACGACCTTGGGACGATGATCGGCGAGATCACCAACCAGCGGCCGAACGTCAGCCCGGAGCAGGTCAAGCGCTGGATCAACTGGCGCATCCGGCAGGTGCTGGACATGCGCACCTACTGGACGGACTTGATCCGTGACGGCATTCTGCCGATCCCGGCGATGCACTCCGATGGCACGGTAAGCCTGGCTTCCGGGAGCGATGTTGTAGTCGGAACGGACACCAACTGGCCGGTGAACGACGTGGTGAACACGACGCTTGCAGTGGGCGTGTCCGACATCGGCTTTGTGGAGTTCGTCCCGAACTCGATGGCCGGCATCACCGAGAACTCGATCCTCTACATCGGCAAGTCTGGCGAAACCTACGAGGCCGTTCCGGTGGTCCAGGTGCTTGCGGATCGGTTCGTCGGGCGGTGCGCCTACGTGCATTCGGCGGGGTCCACGGTGACCCAATCGTCACTCGCTGGGCGGCAGCTCCGACTGAGTGACCGGCATCCGATCTACACGGTCAAGGCGGTGGTCAGCCCCACGCAACTGATCATGACTCATCCCTGGGGCGGCGATAGCGTGTCCGGTTCGACCTATCGCATTGTGACCATGTACGTCACGCTGGCGCCCGACCTTAAGGCCATCCTGGCAATGAAAGACGACCAGACAGGCTGGCCGGTGCGCCTGCACGTTCCCCTGGAGGAGGCCAACTACCGCGACCCGCGGCGCACGTTCGTCAGTGGCAATCCCTACTACGGGCTGATCGACCTTGGACCGAACGAGCAAGGCAACATGCTCTATGAGATCTGGCCGGCGCCGCTTTCGGTTCGCCAGTTCAGCTATCGCTACTATCAGCAGTGGCCGGACCTGGATGCCGAGACGGACCGTCCGCCGTGGTTCATCAACCCCAGCGTGTTCGTGTTTGGGGCGCTGGCTGACGCCTTCCGGTATAAGCAAGGGCCGAAGGACCCCTACCACAATCCGACGCTGGCAGACCACTACGAGATGCGGTTCCGGGAAGGCGTGGAGCAGGCGAAGAATGCGGACGAGGGCAAGTTCCTGAATGCGCTCAGAACGCCGTGGTGGCGCGGCATGCTGCCCGGCAACGCGGACATCTGGCAGTTGCAAGATCCGCGAGTAATGGCATGGGATTTCGGCTCGGATATCTTCTGACGTCCGAATGTCGGACATGGAGGCTGTGATGCACGACCAAGACGAGTACGGGTACCCGGTGAAGCCTGGGTGCCCTGGAACCAACACCTTTCAGCGCATGAACGAAGCCCTGGCCCGCATCGACCAGGCCAAGCGCCAGCGCCAGCAGAACCCAACCAGGGCATACCCTGTGGACTACGCGGTGAACATGGACGATTGGACTGCGGCGGAGGAAGGCATGTCGCTGTGGCGGCGCGATCGGGCGTACTTCACGCCGCAGGACGGCTTTGACTTCAAAGAGGAGAAGTAAGCATGGCCGGGAAGAAGCTGTGGATTCAAGCTGCGGTGGCGCGGATGAAGCGCCGTGGCACGCTAGGCAAGTTCGGCAAAGCCACGCCGGCTAAAATCGCTCGGGCGAAAGCCCGTGGCGGGGTCGAGGCCAAGCGGGCGATTTTCGCAGAGAACATGCGTAAAATCGCAGCGCGGAAGTCTGGCCGGCGGTTGAGCTCGCGGCGACCGTCGAGGTAAGGAGCAAACGTCTTGCCCGCCAGAACGCTGCTACAGATGCGCCAGCAAGTGTGGTCGTCTCTGGACGGGAACACTGCGTTCTATCCCCAGCAGGAGGTAGATCGAGCGATCAATGAGCAGGTTCGCCTGCACAACCTCCTGCTGGGCTTCTACCAGGACGACGTGCAGATCACCACGGTTGCCGGGACGACGTTCTACGCCATCCCGGAGCCGATGGTTGTGCCGCTGGCGGTGAGCTTTGGCGGCCGGCAATTGCGCCGGTCCAGCCTGGCCGCGATGGGCCGCGCGCGTCGCAACTGGACTCGGGAAACGACGGCGACCAGCGGTCCGGTAACGAGCTGGATTCCGATCGGAGTGCGGATGCTGGCGATCCATCCGCTGGACGCTGTAGGCGGACGCACGATCACGGTGTACGGCATCTGTGATCCGCCGCTTCTGGTGAACGACGGCGACATTGTTCAAGCTCCGGATGAGGTTCTGGACAGCATCCAGGAGATGGCAGCGCATGTACTTCAGTTGAAGGAAGGCGGTGCGGTGTTCGCGGGTTCGGTCGGTTCCTACCAGGACTTCCAGAAGGAAACCGACACGCTGACCGTTTGGCGGGAGCTTTCCCGACCCCGGTTCGATCTGGAGCGGCAGGCGCCGCGCGAAGGAGGCTGATCTGTGGCTACGACCGCAGGGGACATCTACCTCAGCGTCTGCGACGTGCTGCTAGAGCCAGGCGGGTTGACCACGGGGGTTTACTCCGAAGCCGACTTTCTGACGGATTTCCGCGAGGTCGTCGCGGATTTCTTTGAGCGCTGCGGGATCATCAAGGGCGTCGTTACGGCCAGCCTGGTATCCGGGAACCCTTTCATCGCTGTGCCCGACTACCTGATGCGAGTGGACCACGTGCTCTACCGGGGCAAGCTGTTGCAGCAGGTGACCGCTGGGGAGCTGGACCGGATGATCCCGGCGTGGGAATCGCATACCGGGGCGATTCAATACTGGCAGCAGGACCGCGTTCCGCTGAAGCATATCGGGCTGTATCGCACCCCAGCGGCCAGCGAAACGAACGCGCTGCAACTGGTCGGCCCGATTAAGCCGAACATCTCAAGCTACGACTTGAGCACGGAAGTCACCGGGTTGCCGGACACCCTGGCGCCTTATTTGAAGTACGGAATGCTGGATCGGATCTTTGGGCGCGATGGCGAAACGCGCGATCAGATGCGGCAGAACTACTGCCGCTCGCGCTACGAGGAAGGCATTGCGATTTGCCGCGCCATCGCTGAGGAAATCATGGAAGACGTGGGGGTAGCAGCAGGATGAACGACCTGTTTGGAAGTCAAATCGGCGCCGCTGGCGTGGCGGTGTACATCATCGAATGGCTAAAAGCGCAGCCTCGGTTGAAGTGGATCACGGCGTCCACCGACCGGTTGAACCGCTTGCTGTCGGCGTTGCTGGCGGCGCTCGCCACGGTGGGCATTCAGACGCAGTTTGATCCAGCTTCTGGCACGTTGACGATTACCGGATTGAGCCTAGCTTCGATCCTGAGCCTGTTGTGGAGCTGGCTGGTGCAATTCGTGCTTCAGGAGCTGGTCTACAAAGGAGCTGTTAAGAAAGCGAGCTAGTCCGGGACCATGCCGCTGAATCAGCCGCAGCCTTACCAGTCGCTGGTGTATCCCTTCGGCAACGCCGGAGAGATCCAGAAGATCGACCCAGCGATGCTGGCCGCCGGCCAGTACATGCGCCTGGTGAATTTCATCGCCTGGCGCGAAGGGGCACTGCGCAGCCGCAATGGCTACCGCGTTCTCACCCCTGGCGGCATCGAAGGCGAAACCGGGCTGATCTATTTCATCCACAGCCTGTTCAAGCTCTACACCAACCAGCCGGACCCGGACTACAACTACTTCTACATCGGAGCTGGGAACTACGTTTACCGGCTGGCCGGCGACCCATTGGCGATCGTCCCTAGCAGCGGCTCTTCCGAGATCTACGCTGCGCAGCTCGGCCCGGTTTTGGAGCGCTGGACGGGCCTAGCCTACAAGAAGGGGTTCACGGGCAGGCCCTATTTCTACCTGGCCAGCAGCACCAAGATGCTCAAGGATCAGCTCAAAGACACCCCCAGCAAGGACTACGAGCTGATGAGCAACTGGGGCATCGACCGGCCGCCGTGGCCGGCGCAAGCGGTCGGTTGGCCCGGCGGCAACTTGAAGTCGCTCTACGCCAAGTACAGCTACGTCTACACGCTGCGCAACCCCATCACCGGGCATGAGAGCAATCCCAGCCCATTGATGCTGGACGACTTCTGCGTAGAGACCGATCCGGATGGCGGCAACATCGAGGTGTGGGCCAGGCCGGAAAGCCCTGATCCGTTAGGTATCGGCAGGATCGATCCGCAGACAGGCGGCATGTGGGACGTGGTGCTCTATCGTGCTGGCGGGTCGTTCTCCGACGGGCTGTACCGCCGAGTGACCATCCTGAACAGCGCGCACGCCACCCCGGATGGCTACTGCTACTTCGTGGATAACGTCCCGGACGAGGACATCATCAACAATCCCATCGCCGAGTTCGACAACGACCGCCCGGTGAGCTCGGTTCTGCCTACGCCCTTTGTGGCGATGATTGTAGGCTACGGGGTGCTGACTGGTCCAGCGCCTGGGTCTTCCATCATCGGCCAGGTGGAAGTGGAGCTGGACGTCCATACGGGCATGGGCGATGGGCAGTCCCTAGAGGACGTGCTGGCGCCGGGGACGACGATCCTGGTCGGCCAGGGTACAGACCACGAAGAGATCTGCGTGGTCCAAACCGTGACGAACGGCATCAGCCCGCCGCGTTTCGTCACGGTGTTCCAGAAGGACCACGCCGCTCAGGAGCGAGTGCAGACCGTCCGCCGGGCGAACATGCCCTGCCGGTACGCTGCGCAAGCCTTCGGCTGCGTGTTCCTGGCCGGGGACAAGAACAATCCGAACACGCTCTACAAAAGCAAGCCCAATCGTCCGGAGAGCTTTCCTGCGGTAGTGAACGAAGTGGACGGCTCCCCTGGCGCGATTGAGGTTGGCAGCTCCTCCGATCCGATCATGAATATCACTGAGTTCGGAGGGGTTCTGCTATGCCTCAACAAGAGTAAGATCTACGCCGTGACGGTCTACAACGGCGCCATGCAGGCGCCTGCGGAAACTCCAGCGCAGCGAGGCCTGGCGGCGCCTTGGGGCTGGTGCAAGGCCAACAACGCGCTGTTCTACATCAGCTACGATGGCGTGTATTCGTTCTCGGGCGGCGCCGCCGTCAAGCACTCCCAGGCGATCGATCACATCTTCAAAGGGGAGTACAGCAACGGCTTCTACCCGATCTCTTTCAGCGAGGAGATCGGGCCCGAAGGCATCAGCGACCTGGAGCGCATCCTGATGTGGTTTTACCAGGATGACGTCTTCCTGGCCTACCGCGACACCGACGGCGAGATGCGCCGAATCCGCTACAGCACGCGCGAGGACCGCTGGTCGAGCGAAGACGTGGTGGTGGATGCGGTGGTGACCGAGCCGGACACCGGCCGGGTGATCTTCGCCAGCCGGAAAGCCACCTATGGTACGTTGAATCAGGACAACCTGCCAGTCACCCCGGACGCACCCTACACCACCGACGGCGCCAGCTCCGCTTCCCAAAACGACGGAAAAGAGATCGACGCCAGGCTGAAGCTGGGCTGGATGTACATGGGCCAGCCGGCGATGCAGAAGCACTTCGGCGACATGGTTCTGGAGCTGGAGAACCAGGAAACGGATGTGATCGTAGACGTGTTCTACGATTTCTCAGAAACTGCCGAAGAGCGCTTCACTGTGGAGGCGCAGCCAGATCGCGGGCGCTACCGCATCCCATTGACGCTGAATTGCGGCTTGGGCCGGGAGGCCTACGCCATTAACGTTGAGATTCAGGCCAAGGGCAAGCGCCCGGTGGCGCTCTACACGCTGACGTTCCACTTCCTGTTCCTGGAGGAGATCCAGCGCGGCCGGGCAAGCGACTGGGACAATCTGGGCTATCCGCACGACAAGCGCCTGACGCAGCTTTCGCTGGAGTACGACTCGGTTGGGCACGACGTTGATCTGAACCTCGACATCACCTATGGCGTCATGGGGCGCCAGCGAGCGATGGCGGTGCAGACCTTCCGGCTGCTCAATGACGCTTCCACCAGCTCGACTGGGCCGTTGCGGGTGCGAACCACGTTCCCGATAGATCTGGACCAGCCGGTGAAGCTGGTGCGGTTGCGCCCCAGCGCAACCTACACGGATTTCAAGACTTGGGTTTACCACTTCGACTTCATCCAGTATCCGCCCGACCAGGTGCTGTTCACCGAATGGGAGGATCTGGGATGGCCCTGCGAGAAGCTGCTGCGGGAGCTGATCCTGGACATCGACACTGGTGGCGTGGTGTGCACGCTAACGATCGAAGCCGACGGCATCCCGAAGCGCACCTTCCAGGTCAAGACCAACTGGGACACCCGGCACCAGATCATCACTCTGAACGAACCCGGCCAGGAGGAGCTGATCGGGAAGCTCTTCCGGCTGAAGCTGACGCCAGGGACCAATGGCAAATCGCAGCTATTTGGCCACAGCTTCAATGCTGTGCGCCTGCCTTGCGTGCAAACGTTCTGGTCCAGCTACGAGCAGACCTTTGGCTACAACGGCTTCAAATTCCTGAAGCAGGTGTGGCTCCAGTACGACAGTTGCGCTCCGGTGAAATTCCGCGTTCTCACCGACAATCGTAACCTGCTGTACGAGGTGGAGCTGCCGCAGCATCCCTATCGGGACGTCGAGCGGGTGTACATCCCGGTTGCTTCCGATGAGGGCGTGCTGAACAAAAGCCGGGTGTACGGCTTCGAGCTGATCAGCCTCGATCCTTGCTGTGGCTTCCGGCACTACGCCGACGCTTCGCGCGTCGAGTGGATGCCAGTAGGGGCGGATATGCGCCAGGGCTATCAGCAGTTCCCGCTGATGTCAGCGATGGAAAGGACACAGATGCTGTGAAGGAAGGGACGGAGTTCAGCTCAGGCAGCGTGAAGCCGGTGGTGAAGCCCGGCCGGTCGCAAGCTGCGCATGTGCAAGGCGACCCTGTGCGCCAGATCAAAACCGACGTGCCGCAGCTTCGCAAAGAGGACCTGAAGCCGGAGGCGATGGCCTTTAGAATCAATCAGATCGTGCAAACGCTAGCGGCGGAAATCGCTCGGGTACAGGGGCGCTCTGGGCCGTTTCGGTTTGACGTTGGCCCGCTGAGCTTCTCCGGCGAGCTGACCTTCGAAGGCGAAGCGGAATTCGAAGCGACTGCCCGACTGCGTGGGAGCACTGACGCTTCCGGCAACGTAGTCCCGCTGCTGTTTGAACTTGGGCTGCCCGAGTACGCGGACAATGCCGCTGCGATTGCCGGCGGGCTGAGCAAAGGTGCGGTGTACCGCACCAGCGATGGCCAACTGAAGGTGGTGTACTGATGCCGATCGACCAGGTAAAGAACTTCGCCAAGGCGCGGGTGCTCGGCTACTACTCGGCAGTAGCCACGCTGGTGACGGTCTACTCCGGCCAAGCAAGCCGCTTCCCGACGCCGCCGTTCAACGCCACATGGTGGAACGCGACTGACTACCCTGATCCAGCCGACGATCCCAACGCTGAGATCGTCCGAGTGACGAACATCGTAGGCAACGATCTAACTGTCACTCGTGGCCAGGAAGGCACTGCCCCTACGAACAAGTCCACTTCGGGAAAAGCCTACTACCTGATGGCGGGGCTTACGGCCAAGACCATCGCCGATTTGCTCACGGAAGCCGCTGGGCCGACTGGTCCAACAGGCTACACCGGACCGATGGGCGCCACGGGGCCAACCGGCTACACCGGTGCACGCGGAGAAACCGGGCCTTATGGGCACACTGGTCCGACGGGCTACACTGGGCCGCGTGGCATGACCGGCTACACCGGCCCAACTGGATCGACTGGCTATACCGGGCCGAACATCACTGGGCCAACGGGCTACACTGGCCCGACTGGGGCAACGGGCGGAACCGGCTACACGGGCCCGGAAGGCGCTGCCGCAGCTACTGGCGCTACCGGTCCGACGGGCTACACCGGACCGCAAGGCCCCACGGGAGCAACTGGCTACACTGGCCCGGAGGTCACTGGGCCGACTGGGTACACCGGGTACACTGGCTACACTGGCCCAGAAGTCACCGGGTACACTGGCTTCACTGGGTTTACCGGCTACACGGGGCCAGCGGGCGCTGCGGCTGCCACGGGAGCAACGGGCTACACCGGCGCGACTGGCTACACGGGCTACACTGGGCCGGAAGGCTCAGCTTCGGCTACGGGCGCTACGGGCTACACCGGATACACTGGGCCGGCAGTCACTGGGGCCACCGGCTACACGGGCTACATCGGGCCGCGTGGCTACACGGGCTACACCGGTGAGACCGGCCCGACAGGCCCGACGGGCTACACTGGCCCAGGGAACTTCACGGGCTATACCGGGTACACAGGCTATACTGGGCGAACCGGGTACACGGGCTACACTGGGCCGCAGGGGGCGCTCGGCCCAACGGGCTACACGGGCCCCGGGAACTTCACTGGCTACACGGGTTACACCGGGACGACAGGCTACACGGGGCTCATCGGAGCCACTGGTCCGATTGGGCCGACTGGCTCAACTGGCTACACTGGGTACACAGGCCCGCAGGTCACTGGCTACACCGGTTACACTGGGGCGACTGGGTTTACGGGCCCATCGCCAGGACGCAGCTTCGGTGCCACCTTCGATGGCGGCGGCTCGACGCTTTCGGCTGGGCGCACGGTCTACCTCCGGATGCCATTTGCCTCGACAATGGTGGCGTGGAGTATACTGGCGGACTCCGGGACATGCACCATCAAGCTCTGGAAAGTCGCAAGCGGCACGTCGTTGCCTACCAGCTCCAACTCCATCAATACCAGCGGAGTTTCCTTGAGTTCCGGGCAAGCTGTCCGAAGCACGAACCTGAGCGATTTCACTACCACCAGCATCGCTGCCAATGACATCATTGCCGTGAACCTGTTCGCGGTCTCTGGGGCCACCTACGTGAATTTCACCATGGAGTGCGTCTAAGCCTATGGCCACGCTCATCAGCATCGCTAGCGGAAACTTCACCAGCTCCTCGACTTGGGCGGTCGTAGACTCGACCTCGATGCTGCAATCCACGGCGAATACGGTCACCGTGGGTACCAGCAACATTGACAGTCAGACATTCACTCCGGGGGCGATTACGGTTGATGGCGTGGCGGTGCTAGTCAGCTCTCGCAGCTCATCGCCTGGGTCGAACACCTTTACGGTAACTCTGCGCAACTCCACAGACAGCGTGGACGTGGCCAGTGTCACTGTCAACGTGAGCGACGTAGTGAACAACATCCACTGGATGTTCCTGAAGTTCTCCTCGCCGCAGACGCTCACTGCCGGCAAAAGCTACCTGGTGCGCTGCGTAGCCTCAGCGTCCAGCATGGTTACGCTCTACCGGGACGCAACCGCGAACAACGTTTGCCGGATGCTTCGTACTACGACCACGGCCGCGCCGGCTGCCAACGATCAGTTCAACGTGCTGGGCCAGTGGACCGGTGCAGGGTCGTTCACTGGGTTCACGGTGACGATGGACAACAACTCCAGCACCAGCTTCGGCCCGACGGTAAGCGGCGGCCCGCCATTTGGCGCTACTGTAAATCCAGGCTGCACGCTAACGTGGAAAACGGATGCCAACACCAAGCTTGTGCTCAAGGGTATACTGCGAGTTTCTAGCGGCGCCACGCTGAACATCGGCACGGAAGCCAACCCCATCGGCAGCGGCTACACTGCCGAGTACGTGATGGATTGCGTAGCGAACGTGGACAGCGGGCTTGATTCCAATGGCACCGTGACCATTGTAGGCGCTACGAAGACCAATGTGATGCAACTTTTGGCCGCGGACGCTTCGGCTGGCGGCAGCACGCTCACGGTTAGCTCCACCAGTGGCTGGGCGGCTGGGGATCAACTGGCTATCGCTGGAACGCGCCGCAGCGCCTCAGAAAACGAGCTGCGCACTATCAGCACAGTGGACTCTGGCACTCAGGTGACGCTTAGCTCCACGCTGACCTATCCGCACAGTGGCACTTCGCCAACGCAGGCGGAAGTAATCAACTTGACCCGGAACGTTAAGGTCCACGGCAACAGCACCTCATTGCAGGGGTACCTGTACGTCAGGGAGACCGGCAGCCTTACCTGCAAGTACGCTGAGTTCTACTACCTAGGTTCTAACACAGGAACTAAGTACGGGATTGCGGCGTACGAAGGCTCAGCCGGGGCCGGAATGGTGGTTGTGATGCAGTACTGCTCCCTGTACTCCTGCGCGCAAAGCAGTTGGGGCATTCGAGCGCACAGCTTCTATGGTTCGTTGACCGTGCAGTACCTGGTGGAATACGCCACCACCGGAACCTCTTGCATGAGCATCCAGCCGAATGCTGCGAGCGGATCGATTACGATTAGCGACGTAACCGTCATCGGCTCCCTGTACGGTCCCAACATCCGGGCGGTGAACGTAACCCCAACTCGCTTTCGAGTGGCAGGCTCTAGCGGAACCACCTACGGCGGAGGGATTACCTGTGACGACGGGTACCCCTACGCTTACGACGACATCGTTATGCACTCCTGCGCTGGGCAGGCGGTGTACGCCTCTGGGATCTCCAGCCTTACGCTGTCCAACGCAAAAATTTGGCGGAACAACAGCTACGGGATTAACCCCCTAGGAAACTTCAGTCTCAGCCTATCCAACGTCGAGTTGTTCGGCAACGCTAATGCCAACATCCGTGTCAACACCAGCAGCATCATCACGTCTGTGATGTCGATGAACAGCGTCACCGCCAGCGGAGAAACGTCCTACTCCACGCCGTATTTCTTGCAGGTGGACAATGGCCAGTTCATTCTTCAGATGGTCGATTGCGATCTAAGTGGCAGCGGCACGGGCCGGGCGCCGCATTCCACAGCGGATTTCTACTGGCCTGCGGCCACTTCGGCGCGAGTCATGGCCTATCGCTGCAAGTTCGGCAGCACTGTTTCCAGCGGGACCAGCAACTTGAGCTTGGACATGCCCTACGTCTCGGGCATCTATTCCATGAAGCACAATCAGGTGGCTGGAGATCACCGCCGCTACCTGGCCGCCGGGACGGCACGGACTTCCACCAGCATCTACAAAAGCCTTCCGCCATCAGAGCAGCTCACGCCAGCGTCCGCTTCACGTAAGCTGCGCTCTGGCGGCTATCGGCGCGGGGTGGCCAATGGCGCTGCGCTCAATGTCTCGGTATGGGTCTACGTGACTTCCAGCTACACCGGCACGGCGCCAAGGCTTCGCGTTGCGCAGAACTACGCCATCGGGATCACGGCCGATACCACCCTGGCAACTTTCTCAGGATCTACGGACACCTGGGTGCTGCTAACTGCAACCAGCCCCACGGCATCAGGGGATGACGGCGTGATGGAGTTCTACGTGGACTGCGACGGAACCGCTGGCAGCGTCTATGTGGACGACTGGTCGGCGACGGAGGCGAGCTGATGGCGGACACGCTACGCTACTGGGTTGACGGCCTGCCGATCGGGCTGGGCGACCTTGGTGGCTCAGAGCGCTGGTGGTACGATGGCTTCCCGCAGCTTGGCGAAGAGGCCGCCGGAGGCGCGCCGCAGATCTGCCAGGCTAGCTTGGGTTCGCACGCAGGTGCGGTTTGGACTACGCCATGAGCTACGGCAGTGGAAACTACGGAGCTACGGAATACGCCGGGGTACTGCTAGGCTCGGCAGCGGAGGCGCCGCCGAGCGCGGTTACGCCGAAGCGCTACGTCGTAGGCCGGGAGGGGCGCTGGCTGGTTGTGCATCGGCAAGACGACCCGGTGGTGGTTCGGGAAGACAGGAGGGTACGGGCGATGCCCAGCGCGATTGTGGAATTGCGCACGTTTGTGAAAGATCCGGAGGCGATGAAGTCCTACGGCGTGGACTGGAGCGAGCTGCTGGA